CGAATCTGTTTTAAGAACAGATGCCATCTCGGTTGCTATAAGCAGTGAACGGATATTGTAAAGTTCTTCCATTATATCAAGTGTTTTCATCTCACACCCCCTACACTATAGGAACAACACGAGTGTTGCCATCTTCATCTAGTATGATTTCATGTGTCACCTTTTGCTCCACCTCTCTCTTTTGTCCTTTTTTCGGCTCCCAGAACATCACAAAGTGCATAACATCTTTAACCTGTGACTTGAGTATGTCTTGGTAGTCATCGACATCAAAGAAGTCTTTGAGCTCTATCCAGATAGATGGTGAAATAGTTGAGATAGAAACACCCAGGTCTTTTGCAACCTCTTTGGCTTTTTCTTTAATGGCATCTCGCAGTTTTTTGCGATCACGAGAGTCAATATACTGTGGTAAAGTTTGGATCTCACTTGTTTTTATATGCCCGATGGATTTGAGCCCGTCAAAAGTAGCAGTAACATAATCCATAATCACCTTGTTTTGTGATTGCTGGGTATTTATGACATCAAGTACCGCATCGGTAAGTCTCTGTTGATTTTTTAGCATCTCAAGCATCACTGCGTTTGTATCGCCGCCGAGTGCATTTTGCTGTGCAGCTTTCTCAACTGCTATAAAATAGCTTCGCACCTCTTTACCTTTTGGAGTGCGTGAAGCCATTGAGATATGTTTGGCTGTGTCGGTTGTTATGATGTAGTCTTTAGCATTTTGACCACCGTGTGAACTTGCTCCCCTTTTTGGGGGAGCGATAATATAGTCCACATTTTCTTCTAATCCTAATGAATTAATTTGATTTTTTATCCATGTAGAAAAATCTTTTTTAATTTCAAGAGTTTTGTGTAACTCTCTTGCATTTACTGAGTTTACTTCCTCAGTACCTATTACCTGTAACTCTATTTTAATTAACTCTGACATAAGTTCTCCTTTTAAAACTATCTTATTCGATAGTCTTTATGCTTAGAATTGTCACATAATATAGCTTAAAGATATATTAATAACTATATTATTTGATAGTTTTATCTTTATTTATTATTTTATAAGATAGTTTAAAGGATAATACACTTATGGAAAAAATAACTAATAAAGACATAGCAAATTATTTAGGAAAGAGTATAAACACCATAAATGGTTGGAAAGGAAAGTTTCCTGAACTCTTGGAACTTACAAAAACCGGCGCATTCTGCAAAAAAAACAACATCACCATAGAGATGATAAAGAGCTGTGTGGAACTCCAAAGACTGGCTAAGGGTGAGGAAGAAAAGTCAGAATGACAGATCAAGAACTTAAAGAACTTAGTGAAGCCGAAATAAACCAGATATACAACCAAAGAGTGCAACAACTTCAAAGAGACTTTATACAAATAAAAAAGAATTTAAAAAGCAATAGAACTTTAAAACCTCACCAACAAGCAATGTACGACTTTGTAGTTCATTCAAAAAGCTCAATATCATTTGAAATAAATGAATACACCATTATTGTATATAAAGGGGATAAAGGTCACGGGTTCAAACACATACTGCTTCGACACTACTGTAGCGGATGTGACGGGGAGATAACTTCTAAAGATATTTTAAATATTGGAAATGTGATTGCAAATGACATAGAACTGCCTGGGAAAAAAGGAAGAAAAAATTTTATTCAATATAAAAATGAGAAAAAATATACTGTTGTTTTAAAAGTGAAACAAGACGGGAGATTGATTTTTAATTTTTTTAGTAGTTAAATGGAGACGGACGGATGAAGCGAGTCATCGCTCTGACTCTGTCTTGCGACTCATCCGCAACCCGTACTCTCAACAGAAGAAGCTCTGTCAGTCAAACCAACTCTGTTGACTCTGCTGACATATATTCTTCGTTACTAGAAATTATACCACAAAAATATAAATAAAACTATTTTTTTATATCCCCATACACCTCACTCAACTCCTCAAGCATCTTTTCGTAGAGGTTTTCCTGCATTATTTTCTCTATTGCCTGCCCAATTCCTATGGAATATTTATCCATTACATGATAAATGACTCTCTGTGTTCTTAGATCCACAGATGGCTTTGTTTTAATATTTTCCCGAGTATCCCAAAAGCTTTTTTGCATCATCTCTCCTTAAAAATTGCTCATATAGTCATCGTGACTTGTGTTTCTTTGTCTTCGCGGTCTGTTTTTTGGCTTCTTTTTTGTGATTGACTCTCGCTGCAAAAAGCGAATACCCATGAGTTCACCTAAAAATGTTGTATAAACGCCATCATCCCAGTAGTGATTATCTGCTTTGCTTGTATTTTTTATCCAGGTCCACTTCTCAGCTCCCGTTTTTTTGTTGATCTCGCAATGTTTATGCTCACTTGTCATCTGCTTTGCATAGAAAGCATCACTCTCTTTGTGCATACTAAAGGTGTTCTCACCAGTTTTTCCCTCTGTTTTGAGCAGTATTGAGCGTTCTATCTGCGCATGCAGCATATCTTTGAAGTACTCCGTATCGATGACATAGAGTTTGAGTCCAGTTTTTACCGTCTCACCGTTTATGTCTCTCTCAACATTACTTACACGCCACGGTGTGTCTGGTTTACCGGATGCCCCTTTGATTGGAATGGCGACATCAGAGTTCATCGCACAAAACTCATACACTTCATCTTTTTTATACCCTGAATCCACAGCGGCCATACGAATAGCATACCCGCCGCCATTTTCACCAACATAATGCGTTCGCATAATTTCCTCAAGCTCAGCCCAGCTCTCAGCACGGCCATATCTCACCGTATGTTTACCGGCACCATACTGCAGTGCTACTACTTTGTACCAAAAGTGATCGAGCTGTACATCTATGGCCATTACAAGAGCTGCGGTATCATTTGGGACAACACCTGGTGCTATCTCATTTTTTAGCAGCATAAAGTCATCGCTCGAAGTACTCTCAAACTTCTCTTCAAAAGGCATAGCAAAGCGTGTGTTGTAAATGCGTCGTATAAGTGAACTGTCGCCGTTTATCTCGGCTTTTTTTGCTTTGATGTACTCTCGCACTATGTGGACCCAGCTTACCCATCCAAGAGGAGCATAGAAGCTATTTAGTTTGTACCCTCTATGATGGTGTCCAGGATTGTTTGCTATCCACTTTGCCCCACTCTCTTCACTCATTATTTCTGTCTTTTGATACTCCTCGATGAGCCCATCGCAATGGCAGCACTTGTACTTCACATCACTCAAAAGCTCATAACTCTCTACATCATACTCATAAACGAAATGAAGATTATCTTCATCAAACTCAAAAGTGATAAATTCCCCACAATGAGGACACGGCATGTTGTACTCTCTTTGGTCAGAGTCCTGGTACTCTCTGTCTATCACACCGTTTTTATTTTTTGGAGTAGAATTGATGTATATTTTGCGGTTTGGAAACGCATCAGCACGGTTACGACCAAGGTCAACAGGACTCCCCTCACCCTCTACATCTTCAGGAAAACGCTCAACATCATCAAGGATGACAAGTCGTGCAGAGAACGATGCAAACGATGCAGCACTGTTACTCCATCCAAGCGAGAACATACCACCGTCAAACTCTTTTTCAAAGCTTCCACCGGCATCATCTTTAGTCTTCGCATCTTTGACCTTGCGCATAACGGATGGAATAGACTTGATAGATGGTGTGAGCTTTGCTTTAGAGTGTTTAGAAGCAAGTTTTTCAGTCGGCATAATCATCTGTATCGGACACGGATACAAATCCATATAGCAAAGGATTGCATTGTTTGCGAGTTCAGTGAATCCAAGCTGAGTAGCTTTAATTACTTTCACTTCCTGTACAGGACTTTGAGGAGAAAGTGCTTCCATAATCTCCTTCAAGTATGGAGTTCTTGAAGTTCTCCATCTTCCAGGTTCTGCGGAACTTTTTGACGGCAGCATTCGCTTTGCATCTGACCACTCAGCTATACTCATTAACGGATCAGGCTTGATTCCAAGTTTAAAAGCACTTACATACGGCATTTTACTCATGACTCAAACTCTCCAAAGCATCGTTGATTTCCAAAGTAAGTTTATTTTGAATAGAAAACTGGTCACTATCTGCTGCTAAAATCGGTGCAAGACGAGCAGGAAGAGCGAGAAATGCATCACGAACACCTTTTGCAATCTCAAAGGCTTCTCTTTCAACTTCATCGACACTGATAAGCTCTTTATTCATCTTTTTAAACTCAAGCTCCGCTTTTCTGCCAAGCCAGTACTCCTTTTCAGCTTTAGCCTCTGCTTGCGTAATTCCTTCAGGGATACTTGATTGCCAAATATCCTCATCCTCACTTGCTCCGGCTTCCAATGCTTCTCTCTTTGCAGCTTCTGCCTCTTCAAGTGCCTTTTTATCTGCTATTTTCTCAGCCTCTTTCTCCTCTTGTGTCATATCTGCAGCAGATTTGTAACTCCCTGCAATATCAAGCAGAGTAGTATTCTCTTCTTTTTCTCGTTTCTTAGCATTAGCTTCTCGCTGCGCATCACGCGTAGGATCCTTTGAATCTTCTATGGCCTGAAGTACTTCCGAGTACTTAAAAAATTTCTTTGGAGAATCTGGCTTATGATGAAATGGAATACGACCCTCTTTAACCATCTGTGAAAAATATGATTTTGAATATTTTATGCCAGCTTGATCCTTGAGCATTTTCAAACATCGAGCAGCTGTAATCAAGTCAAACATCTAAAACTCCAATCCTCTGCAAACCCCTAAAGTAAGAAGTTTACAGAACATTTTAAAATAAAAAGTGAAGCAAGTTGAAACCCAAAAAACCACACGGTTTCTGCGAGTGCATAGCCCCGTAGAAGGTAATCTCTGTAGAAGGACCCACATCATTTTACTTTCCCTATGTAGTAATTGAAGTTCTGCTTGAAGATTCTACCTGTATTTTCATCCACATACTTCTGCATCTCAGGAACTCCTGCTTTGTCAAACATCTTTGCTGGTCCTGTTGTGTTGAGTCTTCTGATTTTATCTTTGCCTGTGCTGCTCTTAACACCAACGACTCGCTCAAAGATACCAATGTTGCCACTCTTCCCTATCATCACAAAGGCATGTCTAAGTGCGTGAGTTCCTCCTTGTTTGAGTACTTTGATTTTTACAGGTCGTCGCCCTCTTCTTTTTTTTGCAGTGATTGAGCTGCTTATGCTACTTTTATTGATGAAGTGAAAGAGAGATGCATCACGACTCATAACACTCAATCTTGCTTCTAAGTTATTGCCACTAGCTTTTCTCACCTTGATGTATCTATTGAGTTGTTTGGCTTTTATGTTGTATCTCTCACGCACTTTTTTCTTAGCTGAGTTTGAGCCTCTAATAATTAAGTCATTAAGAGTTCTATTCAAAGTTTTTTGAGCTATCTCAGGTCTTAATACTGCAAGAGCTTTATCAATTCCTTTTAAGTCAACAGTAATAATCATTACGCAGCTCCTTTGCTCTTATATGCCAAAGATATCTGATATGCTATTTGCTCATATTGCTTTCTAAGTTTCGCAGTACTTCTAATGTTCCTTCTCCAAAAGCTACCATCCCAAACACCTTTATCTTCAAAGATCATATCAATTACATTTCTTATTGCCTCTAAGCTTTTACCGTCCTGCTCTCTTAGTAGCCTGATATTATTGGCCCACTCTTCCCAGTTTGGTTCTTTAGCCCCAGCATATATTGCTTTGATTTTCTCAAATAGATACTGAGCGACCGAGAGGTCGTCAGAAGTAAAAATCTTTTTTTTACTTTTTTTCTCTGTTGTATTCTCTGTCAAAGATTTTACTATATATGTTTGGACCTTTTGTCCCATACTGTTTGGACCATTGGGACAATCTTGTTTGTCCGTTTCGTCATCACTTGTTTGTACTGTTTCATCATCATCTTTTAAACAATTTTCAAACTTTTCCCAGTCAATTTCATAGTAAGTTTTAGCAGGAAGCCCCTCTCTTGAAACTGTAATAAAATCTAAATTTTTAATTAGTTTCTTTGCATTTTTTAACTCTTTTTCAGTCAATAAAGTCTCTTCCATTATCTCTCTGTCTATCTTAAAAATCTTGTCTTTTTTACTGAACCAGTACATCAGTTGAGACAATAATATTCCCCCTGTTGTTGACCCCGTTAATTTTCTATATACAGGATAATATGCAATAGGTTTTTGGTTTAATTCTCTTAATATTTGCTTCATATCTCTGGCATCTCCAATTTTTGTGTTTCATATCTATACTCAACTTCAACCACACGTGCACTCTTCTTCGGTGTTATCTCTCTTTGGACTTTAAAGTCATTTAAGAGCCGTATAACACCGTAATTGTCTTTTGTGAGCATAAACTCTCTCATGTGTACATTATCCATATCTAAAGCTCCTGTGTGCTTATTATGGTATATCTTGTCTATCTGGTACACAGTTCTTGCAGCATCTACAAAAGCCCCTGCCCCGCGTGCACTGCTTTTCATATTATCCTCACCGTTTTTCTTTGAGTGATGCAGAAAAACTATGCATATATTCTCTTCTCTCGCCCAGTCCATAAACGGCTGCATAAATGCTCTGGCTTGTGAATTATCATTCTCATCGCCACCATAAAAAGCCAAAAGCGGATCAAGTATGATAAGGTCATGACCTGCAAGATTTTTACGGAGTTTGTAAAAGTTAGATTGATTAAACTGCTTGTTTTTCATCATCTGCATCGGAGGGCGGTCTGTTACTCTTAGATTACGCAGAGTATTAAACGGAGTGTGTAGTATTTCACTGCATATTGAAGCCGCTCTTTGTTTAGACTCGTAAACCGGATCTTCACTCAGCCATGCAAGCGTTTTGTGTCCGGTACCGGCTGTATGTCTGAGTGCCATTTGCAATGCAGTCCAGCTCTTACCTGTTCCGCCAGGTGCAACAACTAAGCTTACAGTTCCACGAGGAACCGGCAGCCACTCTTTGAGTATAAACTCCGTCTCACCATCAGGTGCATCTGCCAAAGAGATTATTTCAAACTCATCGGCAGAGAGATTCATGTCTATTATATTTTTTGTAGTCGCCTCTGCATAGTTTATTGCCTCTGTAACCTCTTCAAACTCTCCATTGACAAGATGTATTCCAAGGTTATGAAGTGCACGAAACTGTGAAAGCTTCTTTAGCTCTTCTATGTATGGAGAAAGATTGTGAACAGGATTAGCCATAAGTACATCAAGAAGCACGACTTCGTCAAATGTATTAGAAGCAAGCATACGCCCTTTTATGAACTCTTCATCTATTGGTTTACCGGCAGCTTCAAGTTCCATAACAGTTTTAAATATGTTGGCATAGGCAGGAAGATAAAAATCTTCATATTTGAGAGTGTGACCGTACCGTTCTATGAGTTCAGACTGAAATATAAGTGAGGAGAGTACAACTTTTTCAAACGCGGTGTTAAAATACTTCGCATTACTCATCTTCACCGCCTCGAGGATGTTCCATATTTAAGTAATATTTTTTAAATTTACCGCCTCGCTCTGCCTGTACTTCATCAGAGTGTATTTGCCATCCATGGCGTCTAAGTTCACTGATCTTGTTTCTAAGATTCAGTTCACCCCAAAGGTCAACCGCTTCATAGGCAGTAATGCTTTTACCTGTTTTCAAGTAATCTAGTACGACTTGAACCATACTGCGATGTTTTTGTGTTCTTAATGCTCTTGACATATCATTTCCTATAATATTTGAGCCTTTGTAGTGTCTGTTAACCCTCAGGCTAATAGGAAGTCGCGCGAAACACAGCTAACAGACACAACAAAAGGTGTTTTTTCAAGCACAAAAACATCTGTGGTATAATCACAGTTCGCCTTTGTGCGACTATAAACGGGTAAGCGGTTCACTCGCCAAAGTTTCACCGCTTATCCACTCTATAAACCAATTCAAAAGAAAAGGCTTAATAAAATGGACGTGCTACTTATAAAACAACTACTTATTGAAACCGGAAAAGCTTCACTTGTAGCTGTTCCATTTTCTGTAGCCGTAATTTACTATTATCTATTTTTAAAAGAGCGAGAAGAAAATAAATTACTTCGATCTGATATTCGCGAATGCTTGAAAAAAAAGGCAAAGCATAAATATCAAACAAAATATTTGCATAAATCCAAGCATATATCCCCGCAGGATATATCATCCAATCAGGAGTAGGAACCGTCATGGGAAAAACAACAAAAAAAGGCAGAACAAGCACTATAAAAGGTGCAGCATGGCTGACAATAATAGACAATATCATCACAATTATTACATTGATTATTTTAATATTTATCACTAAGCTTTTAGATATTTCTGTAATTTTTGCCATCTTTGCAAATACTCCTTTCGTTGTATGGGCAGTCCGTCATAATGAAAACTTTAGAAGATTTTTCAAAATATTTTACCCACCCTATTTCTCTTCTTGAGTAGCCAAATGCAGCACCAGGTCTTTTAACTGTGCATTTGCTTTTTGTGCTTCCTCGATCTCTTTGAGTATCGCTTCTTGCTCTTCTTGAGTGATCACTTTATCAGCTATGGATTCTTTTACAACACGAAATACATCAGAGTTTTCCATATTTGCTATGTCAACAAGAAGATTGATGTCTGATACACCGGATCGCTCTTGTTTCTTTGGTATAACTACCATTTCAAACTTCCCTGCGATGTATTCTAATGCGCTCATATCTCCTGTAAGTTCTAAAAAATGAATGAACTCTGTCAGCGTGATGTCGCTATGATCCATCGATGGCTTAAGCTTGTTGCTAAGTACACCTTCACTCATCCCAAGTTCATGTGCTACATCTTCAAACTCTAGTCCAATCTCTTTACGATTAATAGTGATTGATCTTCGTATCATCTTGCAAAGTTTTGAATCTTTTGGTTCTTTATTATGGTGATAATCTCTCATTTATGATGCCTTTTTTCTATTTTTTTTAGAGTCATCCACTCTAAGGTGCCCTTTGGTATAATTGAGGTGCAAAAACAAATCAACCAAAAAGGACACTTTACAATGGATATCATGAAATATATAAGAGCCATTCCTGAATGGAACGACCTTATAAAACTACCTGCAAAAGTTGCAGAACTTGAAAAACGCATAGCAGCATTGGAAAACAAAGAAACCTCTTTTGATGCATGTCCTGCATGCAAACAGACTGCATTTAAACTCATCTCTTCAAAACCTGACCCTGTGATGGGAGAAGTTGGTGTTGTGCTTCGGCACTATCGATGTGACAGCTGTGGTTTTGAGGAGCAACAGAAAGTAACTCCATAGCAGAAGCACCATACAAAAGCATAGCTGCAACGATCACATGATAGAGAAAAAACATTTTTGACCATTTACTTTCAAACAACAGTGTCAAAAAAGCACTTATTATTTCAAATATGACAAACACATATATTACCAAATGCATCTACGATACCTTTTGATTTGAATTTGCACTTCTTTGATGTGTGCTTTGTTTTGTATCATTCTCTTGTAAGTAAGATTTTATATCTTGCCAAATGTTGAATGGGACATTGTCTTTTTCATGCATATGCAACATATTTTCATATGATGGTTTGCGAATACCTCTTAAAATGTGATTGGCTGCTGCTTCTCTATAATAATTAAGAAGTATTTTTTTCAGTTTTTCTCGTTTCATAAATATAATAATACATTTTGTACTATTAAAAACGCCTTAAAATTCATACAATTTGTATTTTATTAAATGATACAATTAGTATTAATAGGAGAATAAAAAAATGGATGAATTGGAGTTTTCTAATAATTTAAGAAGAATTATGAATGATAAAAAAATGACAGGTGAACAAGTTGCTGAAAAAATGGGAACAAGTCCATCGACTATAATTCACTGGGCAAATGGAAGAAGGTTCCCGAAAAATGAAGAATTAATAAAAAAACTTGCGAATATATTAAATGTACATATAGGAGAACTTTTTGGAGAAGAGATTGCAGTAAAAACAGTCCCGCTTATAGGTGTAGCCTCTTGCGGTGTTCCAAACATCGCCTACCCTGATGCCATAGAGAACATCTCAGTACCGGAGATGTATGCACGCGATGGTGCCTATGCAGTCATAGCAGATGGTGAGAGTATGCTGCCAAAGATAAAGCACGGCGACATCATTCTCTGTGACAGAAATATGGAAGTAAACAACGGTGACATAGTACACTACACCACCATAGACGGTGAAAGCGGCCTTAAAAAATACAATGAAAAAGATGGCATGGTTACACTCTACCCTCTCAACACTGATGGATATGCGCCAATAGTAATCGACAAGAACGATGTACGGTTCGCAAAAGCTTTTATGATCATGTCAAGTCTGTAGCTACCCAAACATCTTAAGCCCCATTGACAAAAGCATATTTACAGCCTGTTTGAGCGACTCATCCGTGCTCTCTCTTGCAAGATGATTAATGTGCTCTCCTATTGACTTTTTCGTTCTGACACTCTCAGGAACAGCCTTTAAAAGCTCCAAACCCTTGGCACTGAGTATGACATCAATGTACCATACAGAACTTTTTTCTTTATAAAGTATATACCCACTCTCCTGTAACCACTCCATAGTGGACTCAAAAATACCACACTCTTTATCCTCTTTGTCGGTGTAATTACTCTCATCATACTTCTCCTTATACCCTAAAAAGTCACAAGCATTGATATTTTTCCTAACCGGAAACTCTTCGTAGAGTAAAACAAATATCTTTCCAACATACAAATCAAATAACTCTATATTTTTCATAGCCATCTCTTTCTCCTTATTATACTGTTTTTTTATAATCAGAGTAGAATTATAGCATAAAAGTACAAATTGTATTTATTTTAAGCTGTATTTAAAAGTACAAATTGTATCATTATCTTATCCAAACAATAAACCACCTGAAACAAGGTGGCATTGTTTGAGAGTCATTTTACTTAAAGAAGCCGACGCAGGAGTAGCTTGCTCTCTACATGTAGAGTAGCGAGTCATACGGCATGTCAAACATAAACAGTACCGAAGCATTCTCAAGCGGTGTTAGGTTTTAAATCTCGATGCAGCATACAGCAGTTTGCTACTACGACATATATTCTACCTGTTGTATGTTGCACAGAGTTTTAAGGAAATGTAATGGATGATTGGTGGTGGATTATGCTGCTCTTGTTTATGACAATAGCACTGTTTGATGATTAAGCAAGCCGTGAGGCTTACTTTTGTGAAGTTTTTTTAGCACTTCTTTCAACACTTTCATTTGATGGTGTGGTGTTGACCGGTTGTTCTGATGGTTTTTCTATCTTGCTTTTATCATCTGCCATAAGTTCATTGCCTCCTTTATAGTTTTGGTTTAAAGCGATGATAATCAGAAATGCTACAAACGCAGCAAATGTGCTCCACAAAGCAAGGTGCATAAGTCTTGCAAGATACCGCATTATCTTTTTGTTCTCTTTGATGGCAATGTCATCATTTTTTAAAAGTGTTGCAATCATCTTTGTATCTGCATTTTCATTATCGTAGATATCATAAGCGTAGTCTATATCATCATAACCGCCATACCATTTATAGCGTTTAGAGAGCATCGCTACAAGCAGCAATGCGACACTTACAACAACAGGCACATAAAAGAGCAGTTGATACCAAGAGAAAGAGATCTCTTTAAATATTTGTACACTCAATCCAATAAAGAGGAGATTTACCCAAAGAATAGTTTTAATGTTTTGGAGCTGATGCGGCATAGAGCTGGAGAGGATAATATCGAGTATTTTTCTTTTTGATTCTTGATGCAGTTTGAGGTTTGATTTATAAGTTTGATTTTTGTCCATGTTTATTTCCATATGTTTATTATGGAGCCTTTTGTTGATTTATGTGTTCGCAACAACATTATAGCAAAAGTCTCCACCGTGAATATATTGTAATAAAGGAGTAGATGATGGCAAAACGGATTAAAAGCGGTTTTGAGAGATTCGAAGAGTTGCTGGAACAACTCGCCGAAAAGTTCTTATAAATAAGTAGATGAAAATTATAACACAAAAAAGGTAAAAAGATGAACGAAACAACTGCGATAGTGATCTGGATAGTAGCTGTGATGGTTATGATAACTATTGCAGTTCGTTGGTTCCTGCGTGAGGATCATAGTGATTATATACACAACAATGATTATACATTCAGAGATTTTTATACCAGGAAGAGATAATGAGTAAGTCACGCGTTAAAGAGTTGCTGCAAGAAGCCAAAAGTGTAACACAGGAAGCAAAAGAGCTTGTGTATATTCTGCTTGACGAACCTATGACAGAAAAACAAAAGCAGATGATACTCAAACTTTTTAGGCTTTTGAAATGAGGAGTTTAAATGACTAACCCACCAAATAACCCACTACCATATAGACAGACGATCTATGAGTTTGGTAAAGAACTCATAGTTGACGGATTCGCCGGCGGAGGCGGTGCCAGTACAGGCATAGAGATGGCACTCGGCGTAAGCCCTGATATTGCGATAAATCACGACCCGGAAGCTATAGCACTGCATATGGCAAATCATCCATACACACGCCATTATATCAGTGATATTTTTGAAGTTGATCCTTTGATAGCGACCATGGGAAGACCGGTTGGGCTTTTTTGGATCAGTCCTGACTGTAAACATCACAGTAAGGCAAAAGGCGGAAAACCAAGAGACAATAAGATACGCTCTCTTGCATGGGTGGCCGTTAAATGGGCTAAAGCTGTAAAACCACGCGTAATTATGCTTGAAAATGTTGAAGAATTTCAACACTGGTGCCCACTTGATGGGAACTGCCAACCTGACAAAAAGAAAAAAGGAGAAACTTTCAACAAATTTATCGGAGAACTTGAATCATTTGGATATTCAGTAAAGTGGAAAGAATTAAAAGCGTGTGACTATGGTGCGCCTACTATAAGAAAACGATTGTTTTGAATAGCAAGGTGTGATGGACGAGAGATTGTTTTTCCTGAACCTACGCATGGCCATCAAGAGAGCGAAGCTGTAAAAAGTGGAAAATTAAAACCATACAAAACAGCTGCAGACATTATTGACTGGAATATACAAACATACTCAATCTTCTTAAATAAAGAAGAAGGTAAAAAATATGGTGTAAGAAGACCACTTAGTGAAAAAACAATGGAACGGATAGCAAAAGGCTTTAAAAAGTTTGTGATTGAAAGCAAGCATCCATACATTCTTAAAGAAAAAATACTTCCTTTTATTTCAACATATTATGGAAAAAGCGGTAATTCTGAAAATGCGAGAGGGCAAAGTGTCAATGCCCCGTTAGCGACAATTACAGCGGGAGGTCTCAGACATGGTCTTGTAACACCATTTATATCAAGACAAAACAAGACACCTGTAGGACATGACATTGAAGCACCGATAGGCACCATAACCGGTGTAAATAAATATGCTTTATGCACTCCATTTATTGCGAAGAACTATACAGGTGTTACTGGCAGTAAGATAGATGATCCATTGGGAACTGTAACAACTGTTGATCACAATAGCTTGGTAGTACCTTTTTCAATGGCAATAGATCACACAAGCTCAAAAAACAGTACATGGAGCATTGAAAATCCTCTCTCTACAATAACTGCGAAAAACAGACATGCGGTTGTTGCATCTTTTTTACATAAATATTATGGAACTGAAGAGAGGCAATCCGTAGAAAATCCGCTGCATACGGTAACGACAAGAGACAGATTTGGATTAGTAGAGATCAAAGGGATTAAATACGAAGTCTATGATATCGGATTTCGCATGCTTACACCAAGAGAACTTTACAGAGCACAGGGTTTTCCTGACAGCTACAAGATAGAGATAAAGATGCCAAACGGAAAAACACTCAGCAAATCAGCACAAGTGAGAATGTGCGGAAACAGTGTTGTTCCTCTTTTGGCAAAAGCGCTTGTCGAAGCCAATTATGAAGTAGAAAATATTGAAGAGAAGGTTTCTGCATAAGCTGTGAATAGGAGTCAAAATGAAAGTATCTTTAGAATTAGCTTCAAACTATTTTGAAGTCACGCAAAAAAATTTATACTCAAATCCTAAATATTCCAAATACATATCAAAAGCGATGTTTGATATGGATAGATACTTATCCGATCAGGCTGAGCATAACCAAAATATCTATTTGGATGATTACGATGAAGATCATGTGCAGCTGCTAGAAAAAGTTATAGATTTAAAATCTGACGTAATCATAAGCGGATATCGGTCTAACCTATATATGGATATGCTGAAAGATTGGGAATTTATAACTTTCGAATCACGCGCAAGTTCAAAAGCAGGAACTGTATTACGTGAAGAATGCTTATGGATAAAACCATCAAATAAACCTAAAAATTTATTTTCATAAAGGGGTAATACATGAAAACAACCCCGCTCCAAAACGCAATCATCATCAGCTCCATTATTGGCAGCATCATGTCGAATTATGATCCTGCACTGGCAGCTGACAGAAAAAAGCCTATAAATGAGATACGCAGACGCATCAAGAAGTTTATGTTTACTCGCTCACGCAGCAGTGTAAAAGAGTTTTACAAAGCCATAGCTGTTGCAAATGCAGTGTTGAAAAACGCTGTGAATCACTTTGCAGATAAAAACATACAGATAGATGCAGTATCTACTGTCATACGGCTTTATGACTTGTACGCTGATGCCATGAGCAGATATGCAAACATTCACGAAAAGCAGATGGAACGCTACGCCAACGGAGCATACAGCGGAGATATAGAGCTGACAAGCTATGAAGTGTCTGACTACATCATCGACCAGCTATCAGAGGTAACAGGTGTGAAAAGACAAAAACTAAATCTACTACAAAGGGTAAAAAATGAAAATAAAGTTGCTTAGTCACGACATTGTGCTGCAGGTTGAAAAGTACGATGCAAAGACAAAGGTTGTCATAGTGAAGATATTTGGAACTATGTGCAAGTTTCAAGAGCATGAGTATGAGGTTGTTGAATATGTTTAATAAAATAATCCTAGCCGGTAATCTCACGCGCGACATAGAACTGCGATACACACAAGGCGGTAGTGCAATAGCGAACACTGCCATTGCAACCTCACGCAAGTTCACGCAAAACGGAGAGAAGAAAGAGGAAGTTTGCTTTGTGGATGTCACTTTCTTTGGAAGAAGTGCGGAAGTAGCAAACCAATACCTACACAAGGGCAGTAAAGTTCTTGTAGAGGGAAGATTGAAGTTTGACCAGTGGACTGACAACAACGGGCAAAAACGAAGCAAACATTCTGTAATCGTTGAAACTATGCAGATGCTTGATAATAAATCTCAAACTGAAATGCAATCGCAGCCTCAACCACAACAAACATACAATGAACCGTCATCAGGGCAACAATACCAACAAAGGTAAATATTATGGAAAGACCAAAACCAATCTACATACTCAAGGGCAATACGCCATACCTCGGAAGAACAGAGATAGCGTCGCATGATGTAAAAAGTCTGCAGATCATACTCACTGACTGGCTCAAAGCTAATGGAAGCGGGTTTATTTTTAGGATGTGGCCATGAATTCAACACACGACCAAGAGATAATGGCAAAACTTATCTTTGAAAAATACGGAAAAATAGCACTCACTCCTGCCGAAGCTGCAGAAGTGCTAGGCACAGCAGCAAAAACACTTGAGAGCGATAGAGCCGAAGCTATTGGCATCCCATACACACGCAGAAATGGCAAAGAAAAAGGGCAGATACTCTACTCTATCACAGCCATTGCAAAAACGCTCATCGAAAATCAGAAGAAGACAGCATAAGTTAAATTTGCTATAATAATACTATCTAAATAGGAGAAAATATGGCGGAAGAAAAAAACATAAAACTGTTTGATATGTACAGCGGTTACATATTTGAAAAGCTTTACAAAAAATTTCCTTTGTGCGTTGACTTTGTTCCAGATAATGAGCTAGAACAGATTTACAGCTCAGATGATATCGACGAAGACAATATGCTTGTGTTCTGTTCAACGCTAACCTGGCTTGAACGAAATAGTTTTATACATATAGCATCATCTTCTCCTCAAAACAGAAAGGCAACGATGCCGATGATCTACCATAGCTTCTCATGCGTAGAGCTTACACTTGACGGGTTAAATCTGCTAACATCACCAACACCAAAGACACTGAGCAAAAAAAGTGTCGGCGATGACATAGTGGAAAAGGTAAAATCTGGGATGTTTGGTGAAGCCGGACGCATTGCAACAAAAGCAATGTTTGAGTATGGCATCAAAAAAGTAACGGGAGGCATGTAATGGCAGAAAATGACAACATCGTAAAGGCTACATGTAAAGAGCTTGGGATTACTCAGAAGGAGCTGGCGGAGAGGTTGGATGTTAGTCCTGCTTCTATATCTGACTGGGCAAAAGGAAATATTCCTAAAATGACAAAACTTGCTTTAGAACTATTAATAAAAAATAAAGACCTTGAAAATAAGCTTAGTATCTTCAAACAAGCCCATAAAATAGCAAGTGAATTGTAATGGTATTTGAATTATAAACACATTTTTATATGAATATCTGAACTAATAAAGCAATAAATTTAGAATATTCTTATTTTTCTATTGACATAGTATGAAAATTCTTATATAATTCTCGTATCAATACGAATTATCGTATTTGTTCTTTAAAAGAGGATTGTTACAGAGTTTAGTTTTTGTGGTATAATCTACATAATGAAAAACTTACTAAAAGAGCTTGGAAAATACTTCTTTGATGTTTCAAAGATTATATTAGCAGTAGCAGTGATAACACCATTTGTAAAAAGCACAAGTATTTCTATTGGTGCTTTGATGTTTTCTTTTACACTTTTACTTATAGGTGCATATCTAACTTACAAAGGAGACAAAGATGAATGACCCACTTATTATAGCAGGTGCGTTTATGACAGTTGTAGGCATTCTTGCCATCATCGTCACAAACTATATGCAAAAACACAACAAGGCACACCACAACCACTAAACCCTCACACAATCCTCTAAAAGTAAATTTTTGGAGGAAACCCCCATGCAAAACATCATACAGATACAACCAAACACAATAGGTGCTGAAGAAGTAAACTCAGTAAACGCAAGAGATATTCATAATTATCTTGGAGTTAAAACACGATTTGACACTTGGATAGATAGAGCTATTAAAAAATATGACTTTGTTGAAAATGAAGATTATATAGTTATGCTCAAAAATGAGCATAACTCAAATGGTGGTAGAAAACCAAAAGAATACATAGTAACACTAGACATGGCAAAAGAACTCTCCATGCTTGAGAACAACAAAAAAGGCAAAGAGACTCGTAAGTATTTCATCAAGATGGAAAAAGTCGCACAACAAAACACTTCACTTAGTGACACTAACATAAACGCAACACTCATAGAGATACTAAAGAACCAGACAAATCAGACAAATGCACTCATTGATCTTGTAAAAACACAAAATGCACAAAACAATGTCATTATGGATTTTACCACTATGGTTATGGACAACATGAAAGCATTTAGTACACAGGTTGCAAAACCAGAAGTCCCAACACTGCAACAAGTGAGCTACATCGACTCTCGTGACCGCAAAAAACTTCGTGATGCCATTCAGGAGAAAGCAAAAGAGGTCGCAAGAGATCTGGGAGTTTCGGTCTCTACCATCTCACCCTCTATCTGGATAGAACTCAAAAACTTCTTTGATGTCGACGACTACCAAGACATTCTCAAGTCGCAGGTCAAAGATGTTATGCACTTTGTGATGTTTTGGGAGCCGAAAAAGGGACAAAAGAAAGAGGTGAAGCAAAAGGTGACACATGAAATCATATTAGATGAAGATGGCAACACTCGTGTTGTTCCTATAGTGTAGGGGGTGTGAGATGAAAACACTTGATATAATGGAAGAACTTTACAATATCCGTTCACTGCTTATAGCAACCGAGATGGCATCTGTTCTTAAAACAGATTCG